CACCGGAGGAAGCACTGGAGGAAGCACTGGAGGAAGCACCGGAGGAAGCACTGGAGGAAGCACCGGAGGAAGCACCGGAGGAAGCACTGGAGGAAGCACCGGAGGAAGCACTGGAGGAAGCACCGGAGGAAGCACCGGAGGAAGCACCGGAGGAAGCACTGGAGGAAGCACTGGAGGAAGCACTGGAGGAAGCACTGGAGGAAGCACCGGAGGAAGTACCGGAGGAAGTACCGGAGGAAGCACTGGAGGAAGTATGGGAATTAGTCCGAGTCCAGACGTTCCATTTAGATATTGCGCAAAACCTGGAGAAGGTGGAATATCTAAAATATATACGAGACCGGATTGTGTTCTTACCAGATCTCTTATTAATGATTTACAACCGACAAGTGATATGGTAATTGATTGTACGACCGCTTCTGACATAAATGCATGTGTCGACGTCGGTGGCAATATAGGTAGACTCAAAGGATTCCCTGCAGTACTCTGCAATGATAATGAAACCCTCTATATAGGTTACCAAAAATAAAGTATTGTGAACAGGTTCTTTTATAAGAGATCTCTAAGGAATAATGGCATCCATCAGGAAATTTGTGGTTGACAAGCTCCAAACAGATTTCCCAGGAATGGACCCAGTTACGGCTAAAAATATAGAGATTGCAGTCTATAATTATACATGCAGGTCATGCAGAGAACCTACTTGGGACAATAGATGGTTCAAGACTTGTTACAAACACCGGTACCTTGCTTTATCCGGTTCTCTTAAAAAAGGTTTACTCGAACGGATACTTTCGAAGCAAGTGAAGTGCAAAGATCTTGTTACTATGGGTCCAGAACAACTCGAACCGAATGGACTACGGGCCCAGACGGCCGAAAAACTCAGGAAGAGGGACATCGATCGTGAGTTGAATAAACGGAAAGATGAAGATTACGAGGGCATATTCAAATGCGGGAAGTGTAAATCGAAAAAGACGACATACTTCCAGCTCCAGACGAGATCGGCCGATGAGCCCATGACAACCTTTGTTACTTGTAAAGAGTGCGGTAAACAATGGAAATTTAGTTAAAAACATCTCTCAGAAAAAGTACAAGACATGAGCTTCCTCAAGGTTTGGACTGATATCGGCGACATGTTCGTGAACCTTCCCGCGCGTGTAATTGATTATTCCCCTGACAGAACTGTTATGCACATCAAGTATCTATCACAAACTGACCGTCGGGATCCAACCACGAATAAGAAAATTTGGTCCTATGAGGATGAAATTTATGATATAACCGATGAATCTATCACGGAGTATATGTACGACGAGGGTGACCTTGGGTTTGTCTCAGTAGGAGAAAATGACTACATAAAGGTTGAAATGACAGATGGAGAGGATGAAGATAGTGATTATGAGCCGGTGTCAGAAACTGAATCCGAGAGTGATGATTGTAGTGATGATGAAGATGATGGGGAGGCGGATGATGAAGATTTCGGTGAAGATTATCAGGATGACTGATTTTTTTTCTATGTAAAAATCAAATGGAGAAATTGCCTTATGCCATTGCAGCCGTAGTCGTACTCGTCATTGTCTGGGTCCTTATGAACAAATCTCATGAGAATCCCAAAAATTCTTGCGGATCAGCGGTTTAAAGCAAACAAGTCTTTATCAAGAAAAGAATGATCCAATCTTTCGATCCCAGCAACCGCGAGCACGTTGAATGGCTCAAAAAGGTTTTTGGGGCCGAAACGAAGAACAAAACAAGGGTCCTTGCTGAGAATCCAATGAAAAAGCCTATGCCTGATTTTGATATGGTCCAGATTTATTTTGGACTTGCCGCCAAGTATACTCAGGCTATATTCAACAAGACGGCTTTTATACCCTAGGTCATCTTGTCTTCTAGGACCTGTCTATAAAAATCATAATTAGCTTCCCATGTGTACTGACGACCTACTAATCGGTGGGTCCCCCCGTCGCTCTCAAACTTTGTAACCTCGACCATACTAAAATCGCTCGATATGCACATCGATTTTAATATTGAAGGATCCCAATTCACAGTCGTAAGATACTTGAGATTTTCCCGTTCCTCAAGCTTGAACCAATTGTCCTCCTCGGGACTAAACATTGGCCACGATTTCGTATTCTCATAGGTTGTCTCGAGAAGAGTTCCAAAACGATGCGCGTCGGCCTTTTTTGTAAAAGCGATTACGGCCGTCTTTTCGGACTTTTGGATAGTGTATATGTCAGTGTAATTCAGGTGTAATGTGTACAGGGGCCTTTCCCGGCCTTTTTGTTGGGTCTGTTTGGTTTTCGCGGGGGGCCTGACCGCAGTTATCATTACTTTTAGTAAGAATATATTCTCTAAGGGTCACAATCAATTTCTAAAGTGAAAGACCAATCTACTCCATTATTATTCAAAATGTTTCCAAATTGATCCAGGACCTGTATGGCCAGACGATCAACTCTGTTGCTACAGTCAGTAACTTTAATAATCTGTGAATTTTCTGAATTCTCTTTCCAGAATATAGTACCTGTACTCACGTTCATTGGAATTTTAAATGTACTCTGTGATGCTTCTGGTGAAGAAGGCCCAATATCTTTCATATATATATTTACATATGTATCAAATGGAAACAGAAATGAATTCGTTGCCGTGAGTACAGTTGTACCAGTTGTTACCTGACCATCCGTAAATCCAAGAAGACTACCGAAGGTCATGACCGAACTACTTACCGAGAATGTAGCACCAGATACTGGAGTGAACTTGAGACGAGTGTCAACTGGAGCTGTTGTCTGAGCAAAAACCCCCACACCGGCTCCGACCGCCGTGTTTAATGCCGTAATCAAAGTGGCCAGGGTATAATTCCCTACAGGTACAGTATAAGTTGTACTGTTTATTGTAACAGTGTTCAATGGTGATCTCACATTGTAAAATCCAATAGGTATCTGTGCGTTTTTGAGAGACACTTCCCGAAATCTCCGATAAGGTTTCGTAAACATAACCACACAATCAAATGGGTTTCCAGAATTCTTCTTTACAACGGCCTGATTACCATTCGTATCAGTCTGAAGAGAACCTGTGTATACATTTATGCGAACCATTCTTATAGTGAGACCAGGAAATATTTAAGGCGTGTGCTCTTGAATAAACCAATATGGAAGACGTTTCGCTCCTTCAAGAGTACAATGTCAAGGTATTCAAAAAGGACGAAGAGACGGTCGATATAATCAATAGTGTGCTCGAAGGGAATCTTTCAGAAGAGGCTTTCTTTCTGGTTGACATTGGTAAAGTTATCCGCCAGGTCCAAAAATGGCAAGAACTTTTGCCAAACGTAAAACCTTATTATGCAGTCAAGTGCAATCCTAATACTTTGATTCTCAAGGTAATGGCAAGTCTCGGAGTAAACTTTGATTGCGCATCCAAGAATGAGATTGCGGCCGTTATGAATGTGTGCCCCGACGATTATTTTGACCGAATCGTTTTTGCGAATCCCTGTAAAATGAGTTCCCAGCTCAAGTATGCTCGAGCGAATGATATAGACTTGATGACGTTTGATTCCGACCACGAGCTCTACAAGATTAAATTGTATCACCCATATAGCGATCTTATTTTGAGGATACGGGTCGACGATTCCAAGTCCAAGTGTCAATTCGGATGTAAATTCGGGTGTGATGTTGACGATTCCAAGAGGATTCTGGAAATAGCCAAGACACTGGGTCTCAAAGTCCGCGGCGTTTCGTTTCATGTGGGGTCGGGATGCCAGGACCCAGAACAGTACAGAGGGGCTATCGAGTCTGCTCTCAGAGTTTTCGATATTGCAAAGGAACTGGGTATAGAAATGAACATCTTGGATATTGGTGGAGGATTCGAGGACCATTCGTTCGAGGAAACTGCCAAGGTTCTCACTGAGGTTCTTCCCGGGGACCTTGAGGTAATTGCCGAGCCGGGCAGATTCTTTGTTCATTCGAGTCATACTCTCGTAGTGAATGTAATAGGTAAAAAAGAACTCACAGGTCCCGAAAAATCGTTCGTGTACTATCTAAATGACGGGATTTACGGTTCATTCAATTGCATCTTTTTTGACCACGCCGTACCGGAAATTTGTCCTTTCAATGAACGGGACGGAAAAAGGTACAAGTCGATCATTTTCGGACCTACATGCGACTCAATAGATAAGATTACGGAATGTTGCGAGTTGCCCGAACTGACTATAGGGGAATGGTGCTACATAGAGAATTTTGGGGCGTATACATGTGCAGCCTCTTCTACATTCAACGGGTTCCATCAGACCCAGACGATTAATATCTTGACTTCATAGTAAATGAACAACGAAGCGAATGTGAACCGCGTACGACGTTACAGTAACGGTGCGTTGAATGCGGCCCGTAATGGTAACATGAGGTCTATGAATTCGAACCTGGGTCGTATGAACGCGGCAGCAGTAAATAATAATAGGCCATTGTCTGCAAAGGAGGCTCGCCGAATTCTGACCCTCGTGAACTCCACCAACCGTAAAATAAATGGACTGGCCCAGAATATTGGAAATGTCCGTAATACACTTGCAAAGCCTTTAAGGAAAAATGCGAATACTCTTAGGTTCTCCAATAATTCTCGAGGCTAATTGTAAAATGTGTGAATGTATGGCGGCCCGTATTAACAGAACTTTAAGGGGGTCAAGTCTCCTCAAGGGAACAATGGAACTGCGTAAACTTACGGCAAAAGTTTCGAAAATAATGAAGCACAAACCAAGTGTTAAAAAAACAAAACCAAAAAAGAAGTAGGATATATGTCTGTAGCGTATGGATTCGCAGGACTTGCGTTTGGATTCTTTACAATGTGGCGTTTGATACGAGGCCCACCTATAAGGCACAAGTTTCCGTGTTTTACTCTTGCAGAGATGAATGAGTTCCTAGGGGTCCACAACTTTGACCTTCAGGGAATAAAAAAAGGCACCAAATCTGCAATTGTCATGAACGATAACACTGAGATTGAAGGAGAACTTATCAATTTCAGGGGTACCGGTGGTTCAATGGGAAATCAAAATATAGATACTCAACTGAATTCGCATTTGGCAACGTCACCTTCACCTTTCCATGTATTTTACAGGGTCGAAAAGAATGTTTATTACCTGATTGGGGAAGCGATTCGTTTTGGAAACTACAGGGCCGAGATTGAAGACAACCGGATTGTTTATATTTTTCCAATGATTTTTTTAGGAGGTAGACTCTCTCGCAAGATTTATCAATGTAAGATTATTTGATAGAACGTCTCCTTTTTATTAAGATTATAGCAAATATTCCAATAAGTAAGAGAACTATCGCCATAAGTACCCACCACCAGGAGTTGGAGGGACTCGGGGAGCCTGGGGATGGACGAGCCGGGGAGGGACTGGGACTCGGGGAGGGACTGGGACTCGGGGAGGGACTCGGGGAGGGACTCGGGGAGGGAGGTCCCATCTTACTCCTTATGTATGAGAAAAGACCTACATAATCTCCATTTTGTATATATACATTTACTTGGTCTTTGTTTTCATTTATTATTTTTTCGACTTTTGCGTAATACTCCGGAGGAAGAATTCCTTTAAGGGAATCTTGAATACTCTGGAGGTTCATTCTTTTAGTTGGCCGAGAATATCTTGGTGCTCGGCCCTGGCAAAGCTGAGTACATTGTCGATAGTTGACTCTTTATCATATTTTCAGCCGATGTAATCTGGGAGCTACTCACCTCGGCGGAGAAATGAACATTCACGTAGGCCATAACCTTATCTATGAACTCTGGTACTATGTACTCGTCATAAAACCGGCGAAACTCAGGGGGTGCACTCTTGAACTCCCTCAGGTCCATGATGCTCATTGTATCTGCCCCAGGGAACCCAGATTTCATTTGCTTGAAGACAAGAAATACAATTACCAAAAGAAGCACTCCTATTATTATATTTTTGCGATTCATTTTTAGTATACTCTTAGAAATTATTTAGGTACTTAAAATTGTCGCGCAAAAATATACTAAGAACCAATGGTGCTCTTTCTACTCGACAAGTCTGGTTCCATGGAAGAGCGCCTCGAGGACACAATCGGTGGATTCAATTGTTTCATCAGGAATCTTCACGAAAATAGCCCCGAGGCCCTTGTGAGCCTGTACACATTCAGTGACAAGTGTACGTGTGAATACTCAAAGGTTCCCGTTGGTCACGTGAAATTTATGTCAAGGGAGTCATATGTCCCGGCGGGTAACACTGCTCTTCTTGATTCTATCGGAAAAGTTATAAACGAGGCTGGTAAAGACGCCGAAGGTCTCCTCGTTATTCTGACTGACGGATACGAGAATGTCAGTCGCAAGTACTCAAAGGAACATATCAAGGACCTTATTCGTCTTCACCCGAAACTGGAAGTAAAATACATTGGCGCAGACCTTGAACAGGCGAACGACCTTGGTATTAAGGATACTATCAGGTACGACGGAACAAATACACCCGGAATATTCAGAATGCTTTCCGAATCGGTCGGTTCAACTTATGCGCAACTACGCGAATCGCAGAGCCCAGCGACGGTCTAGACCAAAGAAGCCATCTTGACCACCATCCGGCTGTGTAACGCCCACTAGGTCCCCAGTTTTCGTGCATTCCCTTGTGTCTCCCAAGATACCTCTTCATTCTCGTGGGGTCTTTGTGAATTGTATAATCAGAGTATCCGATGGCCCCAAAATCCACGTGACGGCCCTCTGGTTCAAAAACGACCCTGTACTTTTTGCCATTTATGGGGCTTTTTGAAAGTACTGCAACTCTCTTCATCTTTTGAAAGAAGACAATACTTAAAACTTGGGCTCACATCAAAACTAGAAAATGGTCCAATTAACTCTGAATCTCTCAAAGTTGAATACTTTTAATTTCTCTGATATGAGGGACCTTGTGTACTGGCCAAACTCGGAGCACAAATATGACGCTGACGCATTTTTTTATGGGGCTGGAAATCAGCATTACCAGTTACTCGCTACAATAGCTTCGAGTTGCCCGCCCGATACCAAATTCCTTGAGATTGGGACCAGGCTCGGTATGAGTTCTCTGGCTATTCATGCGGGCCGAAATGTGAATTTGACTACATGCGACCTCGAGGATAATATTCCGGAGGGCAAGAGTATCAAGGCTTTCCCGGCTATTAACTTTCTCTTGAAGGATGGGTTTGAATTGCTTGATACTGAACCTCCATGGGAAATTATTTTTATCGACGTCGATCCTCATGATGGTGTACAGGAACGCCGAATGATTTCAAAACTCATGGAGATGGATTTCAAGGGTATACTTCTCCTGGATGATATCCATCTGAACCAAGAAATGCAATCTTTCTGGGACTGGATACCAAACGGAAGGAAGGTTGACCTGACACGTTTTGGTCACAATTCCGGTACTGGGGCTGTTCTTTTCGGGGACTCCAAGCTGATGGGTACTTTTGATGGCTCAAATGTCTTTGATTTTGAAGGCGATGTAAACATTAAGCAGTAAAACAACAACAGTAAGTCCTACCCAGGACCCAATAATTATACGAATCTCGTTTGTTTCTAATATCAAGTTTAAGATTTGCTTAGTTATAGAATCATCTTCTGTCATGGTCTCTGATATATGTCTCCCAAAAAAAGGAATCGTAAATGTATACAGTGACCGAGGAACCGGAAAGAGTACATTTTTCAAGACAAAGGGACACGTGCAGTTTGATCACGAAATACTAAAGACAAAAGAAAAGACTATCGATTTTTTACAGAGAATGCGATGTTCACTTTTGCCACTTGTTTTGGATGACTACGATCTCATAAAATCTGCAAGTGGTCTCAAGGAATTTACCAAAGGAATGTTTACCAGAGGTACATTTTATGTTATTTCGACTGAAAAAATAGAACAGGACTGGGTAGATCAATGGTACCAGTTCCCTGGAGTTCCTGTCTGTGACTTTGCAATGTCAGTAGGTGTAACAACCGAAAAGGCCCAAGAGCTCTTGATAAAGGCTCGCGGAAATATGACGTCTGTTCGAATGGACCTGGAGAATTTTGGGAGCCAGAGAGACAATTTCGAAACTGCAAAAGAGTATCTCCAGGGCCTCCTAAAGGATCCGAGACCATCATTGAATCTAAACAAGTACCTGACTGAACATGGGCACACGTTCGGAATTATTCAAGAGAATTACATATATAAAGATGCACCTATTGAATTACTGGCCGATATAGCAAATGACTTTTCTGTAGCAAATCTTATTGATGTTAAAATGTACTCTGATGTTTCATGGGACCTTATGCCTTTTTTCAATCTTCATGCGTGTATACTTCCGGCCTCAAAGTTACCGGAAGATCTCTCACTGGACCGTCCCGCAAGTGTCTGGACAAAGTATTCTAACATGTGTATGAAAATGAATCGGTTCAAGAAACTCGACGTTGCTCTTGATGACATATCTCTGTGGATACTCAAAGCGAACTCGGGAGATCCTTTGACCCGTTTCGATTCTTATGATATAGATAGTCTTAATCAACTAGGAATTGGCACCCGTATTAATCAGAAGATTACGAATAAGCTCAAGGCTACGAAAAAGGAGTCACGTCCTCCTCGTCGCTGATGAAATCTTCCTCCTGTAAAAATTTAGAGTATTTGATTTTTTTAGGTTGGTCTTCATCTGATTCAGTTTCTGATTCTTGTTCAATTTCCCTAAAAATCATCTTCCTTTTCTTGAATCCTTGCATCTATAGCATTTTTCAAGAGAATTTCTGCGGGACTTTCTGGGACCCAAGAATCCCAAGTGTCGTAGCACTCGTTCATCTCCAAAAAGTCAGGTTCGGTCCCTTCGTACCTCGTAAAAGGTTCCTCTGGGCCTTCTTCGTCCTCTTCAGAGTCCTCCTCATCCGAGTCGTCTTCGTCATCGTAAACCTCCGGGAAGAAACTCTCTGTATATTTTCCGAGAACGTTACGTGCTGCATATTTCATTCCGTACTGCATATCTTCGGCTGTGACTGTGTCTCTCCCACACGCCTTGCAGTACCTTGCGGCTAAGTACACTGAACTCTCGAAGACCGGTTTCATAATATCAATTGCGGCCTGTTCCATCTATAAGGTTTTTAGGGGCCTTTTCTTTAAGATGGAGAGTCGTAGTATATGAGACTGTAAATACGAGTCCCCCCATTATAACTAGGGTTACCTGGCGGATAATAGACTTTTTGTTGCGAAAATGCGTAATACTGATAAGATGTACTCGAATTTAAATAAATGAGTTTACTTGGCATCTGATTAAAGGTAATAGAAGAACCCGAAACCGAACTCGAAAGTGTGATGTTATTGTAGTCATAGTCTATGTTTGTTATTGTATTTGTAGTCCCATTTACCGTCATTCCTTTGTAAAGTTTTGTGGCATCCGAAACTTTGTATACATTCTGACCTAATGATTGGGCAATGGTGACTGTCACATCCCCAGAAACTGCGTAAATAGAAGTCCAATTAGTTCCATCATTACTTCCAAGTATTGTATAATTGAGAGCATAAAACTGAACACTATTTTGTAATACAAATAAATATTTTGCTTTTATTCCAATTGGGAATTTTATCCATACATACTCGCCATCTACCCCACTTAAACTATTGTACCATTGATAAACCCCAGTTACATAATCATATACGTAACCAGGTGAAAGCCAATCAGTATAATTTTTGTAATCAAAGCATCTTATACCAGAATTGTCTGTTGATGTGTCAAGTACGCTGCTTGTATTTACTATGTATTGACCATTACTCCACGTAGAGTTTGATAGAGTTGAAGTAAAAGTAGTGTTATAGTTACTTATTACAAGAGTACTATTATTTAAATTAAATGCGGGCCAAGTTCGATAAGTAGGTGGATAAAAATCAGCAATTGGTAGAGTACTTACTGGATGTAATCCTATAAGATTTTTATAAGGTACTTGGAAAAAGTCATTACTGGGTACATTTGTATACGTTGGGTTCAAATTTCCGACCGGATCAAAAATAAATTCAAATCCAAAAATACCATTACTATAAAAACCAGTCTCACTATTCCCAACTAGGATAGTGTAAGTAGATGCCGAAACTGATGTACTTACTGTGTTTGTAGTCGATTCTATTACATTCCTGTTTATGTAACCACTTATGTACATCGTACCAGTGAATCTATTAGAAAAAATTCTAGTTATCGTCGAGTATTGGGTTCCTCCCGAATTATTTTGTATTTGGATAATCCATTTGATTTTACCTAATTGGTTCATTTTCATTATAAATGTCCCTCCATATGCAGACCAACTGGGAGTAAAACCACCTCCAGTTATTACCGAATTTGATGCGTAATCACCGACAAAGTAAATATTACCTAGGTAGTCCACTTCAACGAGACAATTGTAACAAGGAGAATTTGAGACAGTCACGGACCAAGAGCTGTATTTCAGCGTGACAGTACTTGCAGTAGAATCCACATACGATATATAATAATTGTCGAAGCGATCCAGGTACGAAAAACATTTTGTACCAAATGGACCTGAAAATCCGATTGTTTTGAGTGAAGAATCTAGCTTATACTCGTAACCTTTATCAACATTTTGTCCAACTGTTACAACCAGTGGAAGTGAACTTAGAGTTATCCCAGATGTAGATATAGAACCACCTGGCGTTGTACTCAAATAAAATCCTAATGATACCACATAACCTTGTTTAATAAACCCAGCCGGTAAACAAGAAAATGAAACGTAATCACCCACTTTTACTGGCACCGTAGGGACACACGTAACCAAACCTGATAAACTTACTGACACAAGTGTACTATAAGAAACCGAATCATTTCTGATGCTGTTGACATATAGGGTACCATTTGCATCATTTGTCAAATTATTGGAAACTCCAGCTCCAGTTATTATAGTCGAACTTGAAATCTGGCCACCACTTTTGTCTATTTTAGATACATTTATGTCGGTTGATTTTTTCATAGATTGTTGGAAAATATTGTTACGTTTGAATCTTTGATAGGCCGGACAAGGCGTTCCTAATGAATCGGTGACTCTTACGGTATTTTGTCCATTTGGTGTACCGCCTGCTCCACCTACTCCCCATATTTTTCCATTTACATCGAGTGCAATTGAATGAGATAAACCTGTAGATACTTGGGCCATTTTTGGAAATTGCGGGAAACTTATAAAATTTGATGGAGTTGGATCAATTGAACCAATCTGTTCAATACCTTGAGTTATTTGTGTGAAACTATCTAAAATACTAGTTCCCCCAACCCCTGCTTCGCCGTCTCCGTTTGTTCCTTGGGCCCACATGTAACCATCTTTATCTACTATAAAATTTGTTTTTGTTCCTCGCGAGGCCGAAATACTCGTTACGGGAGTAGATCCAGAGAATCCTATCGTCGCCGCATCTGTAAAGGTTGTAAATGCTCTAGTACTTCCGGCTAATAAAACAGTTCCATCTGTCTTCTTTAATATTGTAGTATCTGTTCCACAAACTACACTGCTTATAGATGTTGCGCAGCTCTGAAATGAACTCACTTGCCCTCCAGCGCTTCCTGTACCTAATTGTCCATTTGAATTGTCTCCAGTAATATAAGCTATATTTCCTACTATAAAGGCTGAGTTATTCTTACCTGCCGAAACCTGAGTCGCGGTATAAGATCCACTTACGGGTCGAAATGTTGTGTACTGTGTAGTATCTCCTGTACCAAGCTGACCACTTGAATTCAGTCCACAGGTACCCACAACGCCATTTGTGCTCAATATTACCGTATGATAATCACCACATGCTACGTTTGTAAATCTATATGGTCCAAAGTTAACTTGTTCGTAAGAGCTTCTATTTGTAGTATCACCGAGACCAAGTTGTCCATTTGAATTTAGGCCAGTAACCCATATTCCTCCATTTGAATCGATAAGAACCGAGTGATTTTTTCCGCATGAAATATCAACTATAGTTAGATTTTTACCTACAAGAGATTTTGGTACATAAAACCCCATAAACGCTGGATTTATGCCCGAGTTCCCGTCTTCTCCGTTCGTATTACTCCCTCCATAGTAAACAACTCCTTTGTTGTCTAAAGCTAGTGACATGAAGTTATTGCAAGAAACTTTTGTAATAACTGCATCAGCCGATGCGTACTGTTGAATTTGACTTGAAGAGTACAAATCGGGATACAAATATGTAAGAAGAGGATTCGTTCCTGATAAATTTGTTAACCAATTTATAGTCCCACTCGGAGAATATTTTAGTAAACATCCACCCAGAGGTCTTACTGAATACACGGACTGATCTCTGTTGTACGCATTTCTGGTCGACATCATTCCTATGTACTGCGAATCGTCATAATCAATAACACTCGAAGTAATTATATTCTTTATAGCATATGAATCGGCTAATAAAACAAAATTAACAGTTATGTCTATGAAGCCTGTGTTCAAAAAAATAGTACCATTGTAGTTAGTTTTTGAATCGGCGCCTCTCTGGTACCCATCTATAAATAAATTTATAGTCTGGTCAGTCTTTACATTCAAACTAGAGAGTTGTGAATAACTTTCAACACTTAGTCCACTCCCAGGAGAGTAAGAATAAGAAAACGTTGAAATTGGAACTTGTACAGTAATAGCACAACTTACGGTATTGTATCCAGGTGCTGAAAAGGAAGTAATTATGTACGTATCTGTAAGTATATTGTTTATGTTTATTACACCAGGAGTGTATACAATGTTGGTATTGACCGGATAAATTGAAACTACAAGAGGTGTTACGACTACATCAGGTTCTATATAATAAAAAATGGATATAGAATTTAAATAGTACCTATAAGAAACCGTAACTGGAAGATCTTGCAATGCAGTCAGAGTCTGGTCCTGGGCCGAATTCAAAAGTAACTCATGTGAATCAAAAATGGGTAAAACATTTGAAGAGTTGAAATAAACAAAATTGTGACTCTGGGCCCATATATCAATTTGGACCTGGTCAGTATTTGGCAATAATTCAATCTCAAATCTTTGAGTGTCAAGCCTAGAAAAATTCATAGATCCAGACGGGGTATCAGGGTCAAGGCAAAACGAATAATATGGAATGGGCCCAGAGGCCACGCACTTGAAGATCTTGAGGGGCTCTACGTACTTGAGGTACTGTTTATTGAGATTAAATCGTTCTTGGCCATCAGTTACCAAACGGACGTTATTGATGTAGTCGACAAAGGCACCTGCAACCTTTGCAGTAAAAAATAAGTGGTACACTGGCCCCACAAAGGATGTATCAAATTTCACGAGAGTTGCTGAATTAAAAATTCCTCTTACGTTCTGATTCTGTGTAACTCTTTGGGTAAATGTAGCCTTCGTTGGATCTTCTATGAGGGAATAATCTACAAGAAAGTACCCGTTTAGTTCTTTATTTGTTATTCCTCGAGTGAGACTAATACGTATACTTGGTACAGTGACCACGTGAAATCCAGACTTTAGTATGGAAAATGGTATATCTAAAGTAACCAGGGGGCCATTTAAATTATTCTGGTACACTGTTCTCTTTTCTAAATTGGTCCCATAGTCATTTAGAATTTGTAAAAAATCTCCAGTTATGCTTTCGAGAATATTGTCTCCTACTAAAAATTCAGCCTTGTTTATTATTTGTTCTTGGAGAGTATTCGTTGTAGGTAAAGAAAGTACTAGACGGACCGAAGTGATCATGTCGCCTGATTTCGGAAGAGTAACTACGTATTCCGAACCTAAAAAAATCCTATGAGGAAAATTCACCTTTATAGATTGACTACATGTCTTTGGCAAATTCATGCCTTCTCTATCTAATTCTAGGAAATTAAATATGATGAAGGTGCGCCGAAGCTATAAAACGAAGATTCAAATAATAGACCAGAAAGGCCATTTTCTATTTTAAGAACGTTAAAAGTCTCTGACCATATGTTTGATCCCGGTAAGCTCCACGTGTTTGAGGTCGAGTCAAATACTGGAGTATTATTAATGGTCATAACCTTGTTTCTTATACGACTCATATTCATTGGGCCCCTAAAAACATTTATGTACCCTGTGGTAACATTTAATAGGTTATCAATCTGAGAAACGTTACTGGTGTCCGAGTCAAAGAGTTTTTCTCCATTTATACTGAAATCATACGGACTATCGGACATTAACTTTGTAATTGGACTTTTTATGTCTAGAAGACCGCTCCCATGAAATGTTTGAACCTGTGGTACTATCAAAGTATATTGGGCAGGAAGTTTTGTAGACCCGAAAGAAACATAGTCAATTATAAGAGATTTTTGTTGTATTTTAGTGTCTACGATGACCTGAACATCTTGATTCGCAAGCAAGTGCATAGGTATGTTATTGAGGAGACCCGTTTTCAAATAGTAGATCCTATCACTTGATGAAATATTTGTGTCGCCCTCAAGTAATTTCAAAATAGGTCTATTTTTATAATTATTGGAGATGTCCTTTTTCATCTTGAGATATCCGCCCGGTAATTGCTGAATAACTTGCTTTCCGACTGACAAACTTATGGAATTTATATAGTAATACATTGTATCATCTGGATAGGTATCAATTCCAGTATCGTAAGCTCCTGTAATATTTGGATCACCTGCAAGTGTTTTTACAGTATATGGGCTACTCGTACTTACTTGCCTAATAGTACTACTTCCAGTGTCGCTCAAATATACCAAAGTTCCATCTTTAGATAGTGCCGAACCTTGAATTGTGTTAAATACGGCACTGGCACCTGCACCATCGACTGCCCCAGGGGATGATTGTGTACCTGCTATTGTAGTTACAGTATAAGGAGAATCTGTAGTCATTGTTCTCAGTGCATTTGAATCTCCTATATATAAAATAGTTCCATCTGTACTCATTGTGAGTGCCTGGACAAAACTGAAATAAGCACCAGTGCCATTTCCATCTGTTGTTGCGCTATTTCCAAGATTTCCAGCGATGGTACTGACTGTATATGGAGATGTCGTACTGACTTTGCGTATAGTAAAATTATATGTATCTGATACATATAGATAATTTCCATCCGGACTTACGACGAGAGCTTGGGGGTAAAAAAAAGTAGAGGTGCCTACGGAGCCATTAGCGTGTCCTTTTGTTCCTGCAATACCTGCTATAGTAATTACTGGGTAGTTACCTGTAGTGCTGACTCTGCGAATTGTCGAATTTTGAGTATCTGCTACATACAGGTAAGACCCAAAAGGATCTATTGCGAGAGCTTGGGGAAAATTGAATCTGGCGTTGTAACCGGATGGATCATTTGTATTTCCAGTAATACCAGCTTTACCTGCTATAGTCTCTACATAGTAAGGATACCCATTGAGTATACGTCTAATAGTAGAATTTTGAGTATCTGCTACATATAAATAAAGGCCTCCAAATCTTATTGCGAGCCCTTGTGGATTTGAAAACATCGCGGCTGATCCCGGCCCATCTGTAGACCCAGTAATTCCAGGGGTACCGGCTATGGTAGTTACTGCATACGGGCTAGATGTACTCATTTGACGTATAGTCGAATTTCCAGAGTCCACAAAATAAACTAAAGTTCCATCTGGACTTGTTACCATCTCTGCTGGATTTTTCATCAATTCATTTCTTACTGAATGTGCCCATCCACATTCATCTAAGTAACTCGTACTATTTATAGTTGAGCTTGGAACTGGCAAAGAATACTTGTAGTATCCTCCGAGCAATTGTGTAAGTGCAGGCGATTTAAAACAATAATAATTCGCAATGTCTATGTTATCAAAAATAATAAAGTCCGCAGTCGTTTTGTTTGTTTCGACTGTAACTAATAATGTATCAGCGTAACCTACCATATAAAGAGTTCCAGACGATGTTATTGATAGTGACGAAGTAAATATTGGCAAATTTGTTATATAATTATATATTACTGTTTTCGATTGAGTATCAACTGCTATAATGGTTCTTGCATCATAATCAGGTAAATATATGATACTAGATGAATCTATTTGTATATCAGTTATGGTCATAGTTCCTATTCCAGAAATATAATATTCTTGTATTTTATTTGAATTAGTTGTATCTATTCTCGTTATACCTTTATTTGCATATAATACATAAATATATTTACCAGCTCTATCAACCGTTAGTAAATATCCGAGCGCATTTGGTAAAGTTATAGTTGAAATAATACTACCATTTGAAGTATCTATTATCACAATAGTACTACAAGAATATGTGTCCCCACACAACACGTACAGTTTACCACTATTATCTATTGATATACTTGACGGTAAAGTAAGACCGGTAACAAACGATGAATTTACAGTCATGTCAGAAGTTTTTACTCTTACTATATTTCCACCAGTCCAATCGGCAATATAAATATATGTACCATCCTTGTTAATAGCAATTGTATCTAGTGTAGAAAGTGGCACGGGAAGTAGACCTGTAGCGACCCCGACGCCACCATTTTTACTTATTGTTAATAAAGTCAAATCTACCAAATAATAATCAGTAGAATATGCGGCCACGAGAAAAGATGCGTGTATGTTTACTTGGTTTAGGGTCGTATTCAATTTGTTATACTTGAATAGAAAGTTTCCGGCGGGTGAAATATAAGAAAGATAATTTGAAGAATTTATAGACAGAATAGGAACGTCGGTACTATTTTGATAAAATGTAACAAATCCGGCAGGAGGAGTGCCTAAAAATGTCCAAAAATTAGTGGGCTGTTTTAGCGCCGGTAATTTTACTTTAAGAGTAATCTCGGCCACGTAATCCCCATTGGCAGGAATAGTTGCTATAGTCCCTGCTCCAGAATCAAAAGGAACATTTACAATTGTATTTTCATGTTGTACATCACGCTCATATGTTTTTTGGAAAAAAGTAAATTCGGGCCGCTCTGTTAAAAAATAATCCTGTTTTCCTCGAGTTGCTAGATACACACTCATCTGAGTTATTCCATGAAAAAAAAGAAAGCTTCTTACACTAGGGAAGGGATGACTACTAATATCCAATTAAGGAAATTTGATCCAACCAAGGTCGGTACAGACAAGGTCTGCGTAGTCATAGGAAAGCGTGGTACAGGAAAAAGTACCCTCGTGACGGACTTGTTGTACCACAAAAAGGACATTCCCGTCGGTGTTGTCATGTCAGCGACCGAAGATGGTAATCACTATTACCGTAATTTTGTCCCAGAACTCTTTATCTACGGTGATTATTCGAGGGAAACGATAGAAAAGGTAATAGATCGTCAGAAACGACTTATATCAGAAGGTAAAGACTCACCGGCTTTCATCCTTCTGGACGACTGTATGTACAATAAAGGCTTCATGAAGGATACGTGCATCCGTCAGTGTTTCATGAACGGTCGCCACTGGAAAATATTCTTTTTGTTGACTATGCAGTATTGTATGGACTTGAGTCCAGATCTCAGGGCGAATGTAGACTATGTGTTTATTCTCCGTGAAAACGTGATTCAAAACAGGGAAAGACTATACAAAGCATTCTTTGGGGTTTTTCCGTCGTTTGAGATTTTCAACCAGGTCATGTCAGCCTGTACCGAAAACTATGAGTGTCTCGTACTTGACAACACGAGTAAATCAAATAAGCTCGAAGATTGTGTTTTTTACTATAAAGCTCCTATACGTAAGAATTTCAGGGTCGGTTCGGAGGCAATGTGGAAGTATCACCAGAAGCACTACAAGCCAAATCCGACCCAAAACGCCCAATTGACCAAAAAGACGAGCGCAATTTCTGTCATAAAAAAATAACATCAGTTCTTTTTTCAGTTACGCAGGCAGCAAGTTCTATCGATTCCTGGTCTCTAATATTTATGAGACACATAACAGAAACGAACTTACCAGTTTGTTTTTTTACCAAAGATGGTAGACTCGATGTGTCCACGAGATGATAAACCTCATCAGTGGGTCTCAGAAAACTCCTAAAGTGCTGGATTACGTTTAAGTCACTCCCAATAGTAAGGTAATATGATCCATTTGGCTGAGGACGGCTTTTCAAAAGAGAAAACGGATCATCTATGACAGTTACGGCCCCATTTTTTTTGGTACCGGAATGTTCTGCTTTGACATAAAATTCAGTCTCCTGACAAACGTCTGGGGCTTCGAGAGCTAGTACTTTTACTCCAGTTTTGTACACAGAATAAACAAAACTCATTTGGTCGGAAGTAGTATATCGAAGTGTCTGATAGTACCAGTGGGCCAGTAACTCTGTGACTTTAGGATCCCTGTTGTCATAAGCAATAAAGCAAGTTATAAATATAGATTCAAAATTAGGACACCCATCGGCTTGGTAGGCTTCGTACTGTTCATCTATATCCTGGTACGGCTGGTCCTGGTCGTTCCAGTACGTGGACATATACTTGAATATATGGGAAGCCGAAACTTCATTTTCTAGAGTCTGGTTATAGACCCAAGCAACAATAGGATGACCTAAGCACTTTTCGGCCACAGTCTCGCTTGTTATTTCGATCGATCCATCTATCCATATAATCGTTTCGTATTCCGAAAGTATCGGAATAGACTTGAAGTTTTGTTTATAGAATTTTGCAATATTGAAAGTGTGTCGGTTATTATCAAGTGAGTTTCTGAGGCCCTTTGGGGTCTCGATCGTTTCGTGCCACGGAGTATTATCTATTGTCCATCCATTCGGGTCAGTCACTTTTGCGTCCGTAAAGTAAATAAAGTCACATGGGATTGTTTGGTTTTTAAAAGGCCTACAAGAAAGTTCGTAGCCCCCGAAATTTGCTGTTATAAAAGCGACCCGGGGAGTCATCTACCAGATGCAAAAATTAAAAAACTTGAGAAAAATCAGGATGCTGGATCCGAAGTTGGTCGAAGAGTACATTAAACTTTTCCCATACAAGACCCTCCTGAAGGAATTTGTTCAGGTTTACTTTCCGACAAGAGAATCGAAGGAATTGTTGGTGACCGAACTCAAGAATCGCGGATTTTGGAACCAATTAAAAAGAGGGGCCTAGAATAAGACAAGGAAGAATGCAAATTTTTGTCAAGACATTGACCGGCAAAACAATCACTCTAGAGGTTGAAGCAAGCGATACTATTTCGGGTGTAAAAGCTAAAATTCAAGATAAGGAGGGAATTCCACCAGATCAGCAGCGTCTTATTTTTGCTGGAAAACAGCTTGAAGACGATCGTACCATGTCTGACTATAATATCCAGAAGGAATCAACTCTGCACCTCGTTTTGAGGCTCAGGGGAGGAGATGCGCAATCCTCTCAAAGAAGCCTGTTTTCTTACGGTCTCTAATCTGGTTACGAAGATTCTGGGCCCATTGTCTAGTAGCCTCGCGTGAGTGTATAGGTATTGGATTTTCCATACAATATCTCCTATAGTGTCTCTTGCATATACCACATGGCAAAACATCAGTCAGGCTCTGAAAAAACAGAATGTACCCATCTGGTGGATTTCCATCAGGCATCTGATCAATGATTGAAAATATAAAAACCCATGCAGGAGGTCCCCAAATCTCGGGGTCCATTATAGTATCTACAAAGAAAAAGAAGATCAGCTGAAGACCGTGGGTTCGACCCCCACCGTGGTCGTCACATCTCAATTGAGATGGCCCCAAGGGCCGCGTAGCTTAATTGGATAAAGCGTCAGCCTTCTATTTTCTTTGTAAATAGTAAAATGGGTGGTTCTTGCAGTACGACATATACAGAAAATGGAAAGTGTTATTTTTTGGCAAGTCAGAAAGATGGATGTACATTACAGTCATATGAATTTAACCGTTCAGTATCTTGGATTCTATTTTTCTTTTCTTTAATGCTTGTATTATCGACTACATATGCTTTAAGCGTATCTGAAAAAGGCAAGAACACTGGACTTATAATTTCATCTATAATATTATTTATGTTCTGGGGGTTTATTTCAGTAAATATAATAATAAATAAAAACAATCGTACCGATATTCTCAAAAGATCTAAAGACTGTACATTTAATGGAACTTACTCAGGTGGACCCAGAGATAATATCGGAGATATTGTTATAATTTTAAAAGATTTCAACTATACCATTCAATGTAAAGGTTTAGAAGATGTAAAAGGTTCATTTAAGATGAAAAATTTAGATATTATTTTTGATAAGGAAATAAAGTTGTGTAATAAAATGAATATTTATAATTCTAGAATTTCTTATAATGATGTAGATCCGATTATAGTCATAGATCTCATAAGCAATACTAATAATGTAGAAACACACTATTTCACTGTGCTAAAATAGGTCCCTAAACTTTCGGGGCTTCTTTTAAATGGAGACGATGGATTTCTCAGGAACTTCTGATATATCCCAACTCATAACAAAACCACAGGAGCCACCAACTGAGATTCTTATAGAGGAAAAAAAACTCGGCGAATCTCAAATGATGGAATTTACGAGCTCGATTGAGGACCTTGTTGGACCCGAGCCAACAATGCAGAATGACTCTATATATACTAATGTAACTTCTGGAAGGGTAACTGGTCTCGCACCAGGCGAAAGTACCCCAGTAAAAAAATCCAAGGCAGCAAACCCTTTTAATCTCACTGACGAACAGTACATAGCCGCAATTGCCGGTATAGTCGCAGCCGTTTCAACATCTTCCATAGTTCAGTCCCGTATCTCTTCAATGGTACCAAACCCTCAGGGTATGAATGGGTCTCTTGCAACGGCTGTCATAGCAGCAATACTCTTTTATTTTGCAATGAGGTTCCTAAAGAAGTGAGTCTTTTATAGTTTGGCCGCAGTACTTTGATTCCCTTACTGGCTCGTAGATACCAATGTCCTGGGCAATTTGTCTGAGTTCTTTAAAATTGTCCCAAAAGTGAGAAGAGTGATCATATTCCGGTACAGTTGAATGGGCCAACTCGTGTAACAGAACATACATAGCCGAGTTTATGTCACTTTCATTATCAATAGCTATATATATTTCATATCCCTTGTTTATATTGTACGCAATTGTATCTGATTTTTTCTTGAGTCCAGTAATTATTGATCTCTTTTCACAAAGATTACTGTACTTTTCATTGAATCTCAGGTGGTCCGCAAATTTATTGTACCTCTTTTTAATCTGTCTGAGAAGGGGATCTTCTCTATTGAAAATCAATATAAGTACTACTAAAAATACAAGGGTCCACACAAGTACAGACTTTATCATTCCTAGTACTAGCGCCTAAAAACAAATTTGGAATATATCGAAAATGATTCCCCCCATAAAATAGGCACGAGTCCAAGGTCTGATGTTACTTTTTCTCTGGTAACCACTGGTTCCTCTACAGGACCTCTTTCGTAATATGGAACTCCTGAGATGTAGACACCTATTTTTCCTGGAACTGACCCATCAAAAAGTTGAATTCCATTTTTGGAAGCCTCTCCGAATCTATCAGGATCTGGCACGATTCCCAAAAGTAATCCACCGGGACGCAGACGTCTCAGTATTTCCTGATACTCTGAAGGATCCTGGTACTGAAACGAAAAGTTGTAACACACGACATCAAATTGTTCATCAGGCGCATCTCGTATAAGACCTACTATAAACCTTGGTCTCCAGCCAAGTTTACCGGCCCTTCTTCGAGCCTCCTGTATAGCCACTGGATTGGGATCAAAACCAGTATATTCAACCTCAAGAGAGCGCCATTTATGGATATCCCCTCCTTGACCACAACCTGCATCAAGGACTTTTGAACCTTTCGGGACCCATTTTTGTAAAAACTCCCTCTTGATGTCGTTATTTGTTCTCCTCATGATATATATTAGATTCTTTTCTTTAGTAGCTTAAAGTTTTTATTCTTGTGTAAAGTAGAAATGGATACTCTTGAGCAAGATTATCTTACTGTTCCGGGTCAGCTGTACGCTTGTATCTCCATTGTTGGTCCAGATTGTCCACAGAAGACTGATAAGTTTGGAATCAAGATTCGCGGTACGTTCCCATCTAAGGATGATGCCGAGCGTCACGCCAAGCGTCTTCAGAAGGAGGATGCCACATTCGATATCTACGTAGTTGACATGTACAAGTGGCTTTTGGTTCCACCTGATCGCGACCATATCGAGGATGTTCATTATTCCAACGATAAGCTCGAGGAGATTATGACAAAGTATCGCGAGAACCAGCGTATGGCTGCATCTATGTTCGAGCAGCGCAAGCGTGACATGATGGCAAAACCAATCCCAGGAAGCGAGACTCCGTATATTACCCCGAATGACGAGAACTCAAAGTTTTACACAAAGCCAGACGTTCCGCCCATTCCCCATCCAGCTGAAATCGTCGAGGAGCTGCGTAAGGAGTTTCCGGACAAGACCGTTCAGGAGTTGGTCGCATTGGCTGACGCAAAGGTCAGCGAGGAAATTGAGCGTCGCGCAAAAGAAAATATTGATAAACATGTAAAGGAGAATGAAGGTCCAAGCAATACTACTGATTCTGGTGACGGTTCTAGCAGTGTTCCTGATTCTCCGGTCGTCTAAGAAATCCGGTTTTAATTCACCGGAAACTGAAGGGGAGGCTGACGCTCAGAGAGCAGAGTTACGTCTAGAGTATGAACGAGATGTATACCAACGCAACTTAGGAACTTCTACAGAAGCATACGGAGGCCTAGAACTTGGCCAAGGTAATTCAGCAATTTTAAAAGACCTGGAAGGGGCCGTAAATCAAAGAAATTATCCGATGGTTGGAAGAGATCAGGGAGCACTTGATTATACTTCAGGTCCTATTATGGACGTTTCCCCAGTAAACGCGGTTCCCGTGGATGTAAATACACTCCCATATCCAATTGAGGGATATAATCTATTACCAGAATTTTTAGATGAATCTGATATAGAAGGAGTCGAAACTCCTCTACTAGATTTATATGTACCGAATGTTCCAATGATTTCCCAAATGATGCCCCCTCCCCCAATGATGCCCCCCTCCCCCCTCATTACCCCCCCCCCCACACCACCCCCCCACTCCCCCCACCACACCACCACCAA